AGTGCTGTAGCGCGATTAGTTAAAGTCGCATCGCTTGCAACTTGGAAAGTTTGCATCGGATTATCAGCAACAAGAGCCTTGACAGGATGATTCGTGTCAACGCTTGCATTGTTAGATCCGGGCCAGTAGTTTTTGAATACGGTCTTCTTTGAGGAAGAGTCAACATATTCTACGCCCATCAAGACACCCAGCGCAGCGGTAGTACCGCCCGCAGTGTCACCAGCTTGATCAATCACGCCAGCGGCGAGAGGGATTACTAAGCTGTATTGATAAATGGCGTTGGTGTTGTCAGAAGCAATTTCATACTTCGTCACACCTGTAGAATTTGCGGCACTGCCTGTTAGTCCTATTGGACGCAGACCGTAAGCGGTTTCCTGATTAGCCATATTAGTCTCCTAAAACCTTACTTACGAGAACCACCAAAAGTAACACGAGATTGACGGTCAGGTTTGTCAATCCGCATCGTGGAATGTGCATTTTCACGTAAAATATCCGTTTCCACAGCTTCGACCTGATCTGCATGTTTTGATGCAAAATAAGCCGTTCTTTCGTCTACTGTTTCTTGCGGAATTCTAGCTAAAAGCAATCCGCCAACTCCAAATACACCTTCATATTTACCCGTCTCCATAACTGGAGCTTCAAAATCCGGATATTCGTCCTTTCGAACTAGTTCATAACCTTCGCGTAAACGGCCGGTAATATTACTCGTGTCTTCTATGCCACGAGTTTCGGCACGTATCCAACGATGTCTGAACCCCGGAGGTGCGGGCGGTGCATCTAATTTCGACGGTGGAGCCCACGGCCTACGCCTAGCCGTATTTGCTCTCGATGACTTGGCGCGAGAGGTTTTTTTGATAGCTTCCATTGTTTCATTATCAGAATCTGTCATTTTTAATCCTTCACGTATTTTGCGTATTCTTCAAGTGGCACTCCCAATCGTTTGGCAATAGTTACTTGGCTCGGGGAGAGTCGAACCTGTTTGCCGCGCCCTTTTTTAGGACGAGACACACCCGCAACAGTTTGCGTAGTGCGTCGGCTTTGGGTGGCGTCTTCTTCAAGATCAAACTTGTGAGGAAACGCCTCCCGAATTCTTGAATCTAAGGCATCATAATACTCGTCGCTGGTGCCGTCCATACCTTTATCTTGTATCAATTCCTTGTGGATTCCAAATGCAGCAAAGGTCATGGCTGAATCTGTACCAAACCAACTATTGTTTTCTGCCCAGTCTTCGGCTTTTGGATCTGGCCTTTGTTGCTGGGGGGCTGGTTGATAAACAGGTTGTTGTACTTCCTGCTCAAATTGTGCAGCTTGTGTTTCACGCTGCGCAGCCGCTTGCGCGTGACGATCTTTGGCTACCGCTAATTGCGATATTTTTTCTTGCGCAACCAACTGACGATCCGTATCGCCAGTTTCAATCGCAGTCTTGAGTTCTTCCTTTGCCCGTTCGGCTTCAGAAGCAACGCGATTACCGTATTCATCAATGTAATTTTTATCCAGGTTATGAAGACGTTGTTTAATAGAGTTGTTTTCTGTCTGAACCTGTTGTGCGTAACGAAGTGCTTCTTCTCGTTCTCTTTCAGCTTCTCGTGATCTTTTAGTAAGCTGGTTAATTCTCTTCTGAACAGACTTGCTGTATTGTTCAACGTCGTCTTCACTTGCGGTTTGTTCCGCTGCCGGTTCTGGTGAACTGGTTTCCTCAGATTCTGCCACATCTTCTAATGTGACTTCTTGTGCTTCTTCGGTAAATTCCAGATCAATTTGACCATCATCGGCTTCGTGCTTGGGCTTTGCTTCTGCCATGGTGCCGTTCCTTAGTTAAGATGAATGTCGTTAGGGTCTAAAATGGTTCCAAGGATTTCGTCATCGTTTAAAATACGAACTTCGCTACCAAAAGCAGCTTTCTTTTCGCCATTCAAACGAAACCGAGAACCTGCGTAACGGGCAAAAATTACCCATTCGCGTTCTTTACACCATGCTCCATCCGGATATCGTTGCTTGTCCGCATAAGCCGAAGGACCCATTTTAAGAACATAGCCAACCTGCGTCTGGACTACATCTTCTTCTAAGGTTTTTTGGCTTAATAAAATACCGCCTTTGCTTTTTTGGGCGGGTTTGAAAGGAGCGATTAAAATACGCCACCCGGTAGGTTGTGGGAGACGTTCTATAACACTTTTATCTACTAAAGAAGGGTCTAAAACTCTTTCTTCTTCTGCGACGTAGCAATCAGATAAATCTTCTGCTTCATTCGTTTCAGGCATCTTGTGCTTCCTGTTTTTTTAGCATTTCAGAAAGTTCAACCAAAACGTAATCACACGCTCTAATTTCACCCATACACTCTCTGTAATGTTCCATATCTTTTATCCCACCATCAGTCATGAGTTCCTGAATCTGGGTTTTGCGGCCTTTTAAAGTTTTCTGTACAAACTGCACGACATCCAGACCGTCCAACTACTCTCCTGTATCTTACTGTCTGAGTAACTCCGATACTATCGCAGTTTTCTACGCGATAGTAAAGCGCCCACCTCGCTCTGCTGCGCCCATACCACGCTTCTTGCCGGTAGTTATTTTAGCAAACTCTGTGTTAGGCGTTGCTACTTCTTCCGCTTGTGCGTAAGGTATACTGCCTTGGCCCTGAATTTCCGCTTTTGTAGAAGGTTTAGGGGGTTCTTTGATGGGAGCGCCATTAAATTTTACTGTTCTCATTGATCACCTCGTTGTTTCAATAGTTCTCTTTCGATACCGGCATCTATTCTAGCTTGGGTCTGGGCTTCTTGGCTTGCCAAACGTTGCTGGAAATTCGCTTCACGTTGAGCAAGTTTTTCTCTTTCAAGCGCAATTTCTTGCTGCTCTCTGGCCACATCGTTTTGTTCTTGTTGCGACTTCAATTGAAGCTCTTGTTGTTTCAACTGAATTAATGGATCAGGCCCTTGCTGTTGCGGTTGTCCTGATTGTTGTATTTGTGATCCCAGTTGAACCACCTGCTGCATAATCTGAGCAATAAACTGCGAAACCAACGCTTGATACGGTTGATTTGTTTCTGGGTTGGTTAACGTGACATTTGGATTTTGTTGAACAAAGGTTTGTTCCGCTTGTTCTTCCGCCATCAACTGTACATGGTTCAGGATGTGTTTTTGAATAGCTAACCCCACCTGCGGCAACGAAGAAGCCATACCGCCTGTTGCAAAAATTAAATGCGCCTGTATATGAGCCATGTGATCCTGACCCTTAAAAGCCTGTAAAGGTACATTTTCAAGCACATCCATGTTTTCACGTGCTGGATCTTTGGGATACGGCTCGTCAGGAGCGTCCGCTTTCAATATCTGATTGACGTTTTTTACGCCCATAGCGTCGTAAACACGCCGATAAACCTCTGGAATATTGTGTATTTCAGGGGCTTGCATAGCCATTTGTAGCTCTGTTTGAGCCAAAGCAATTCGTTGGCTTTGCGAAAAGATATTCGGGTCAGATACCGGTAAAACATCCACACGATCATCAAAATCAGTTGCTTTGACGGCTTGTTCTGCTCCGGGCACCTGATAAGGGTAAACTGGCGGTAAACTTTCAGCCATTACCCTGGAAAGTATCTTGAATTCTATCTTCATTGCGTAATGCAAACGCTTATGGATGGCGCTCATAACACGCGCACCCTGCTCAATCATCGCAATAGTCGTGCCTACTGCCGCAGATTGGTTACCATCACCCACTTTCATGTCAGTTATGGTGGCAAAACGCTGTGCTGCCTGTACTACAAAACCTAAAAGCTGGAATAACGTGCTATCAGGCCCTTTGAAGGGTAACGGCATCAAACTGTCCCGTATAACGCCTCCGGGGGCGTCTACGTCCCTAAATTCACCCGGCTGTAGGGGGTCGTCATCGTCTCGAATGCGCAAACCACGTGCTTTGAAGCCCGCTGGCAGGTTTGAAAGCGTCCCAGCATCAATTAATTGCCTCAATGCGGCAGTTGCAGTCCTAGAAAGGCCGCCAATGGTGTGAATCAGGCCCATTCCATAGAATCCAAAGCCCGGAAGAAACTTATAATGCACAAAATACTGAATTTTGGCTTGCATCGGGTCGTTTTCTAGGTAATTTCGTCGGATAGACAACACTTTCCCATTGTCTTCGCTAATAGTAACAATGTAAGGGACTTTAATACCCGTAGGTTCCCCGTCCTCGTCCATGTCTTCGTAGCCTTCGATGTCTAAATCGACGTGGCACTCCAACAAAGTGCAGTCATAATCAATACCAGAGGGTTTTTCACCGTCTATGTAGTCGATTTCGTCCGATAAACTGCTACTTTCGGGCTGAGAGGGCAATACTTTGATGTCTCGATAGAACCCACTGACCTGTTGTTTACGCAAATCATTGAGCGACATTCGAACTACGTGGGTAATGTTAGGACAGGTCTCTAAATCATTGCTTTCATAGGGCACAATCAAGTGTTCTGCCGGTACAAACTTGGAAACAGGTCGTCCCAAGGCGTCGTCAAAGTAGACCTTTTTGAACGTAGAACCCGCCAACGGCAAATAAAACAACATTTGGTCCACTTCTGGCGTGTATTCTTCCATCACGGTAGTGATGTAGTAGTTCATAAAGTCCCGCACACGCGAAGCTTGCTCAATCTTGTCGTTGGTTTGAGTGCCCATGACCGCTGTTCGAACCGGGCCATCGGACGGAATCAATTCATTAAACGCCTGTGCCTGAAACTGCACCGCTGCCTCGGCCAAAACCGGATGTGTTACCCCGGTTGCACCGCGGAACGGCTCTGTGCGTTCTTCGTAATTAAAACCAAGAAGCTCCAAACCGTTCGAATACGCATCTTCCCAGTCTTGTCTGGACGCTTTATTAGAATGGTATTGCTCCAACAGGTCATTGGAAATGCTTTGCAGAACTTTATCTGGCAAAAATTCAGCCAAATTATCATAAAAATCGTCTTCTCGTTCCCGATTACGGAACGGATCAAAGTCTAGCGTGGCCCCGCCATCGTCTTCCTGTATGATTTCAATGCCTTCGATGTCGGTAATCTGTGCCAAACCGTTGGGTAGGGCTTCTATTTCTACTGCTTCTACGTCTTCTTCGGACAGCATACCGCCTTCACGATCCATCAACGACACTGGGGGTCTATCACCATTTGCCATAACTAAATCCTTGCTTTAAATAAGCGATCCAATACCTACGGAGCCGCCTCTTGCATAACTTGTTTCTGGTCCAGCTCCTTCGTCTATAACTACATTAACCGTCGTTCGTGAAGGCAGATCTTTAATTCTTTGATTTCTAGCACCGCCAAAAGGACGTGTCCTCCTATCTAATTTACAATAAGGCCGACCGCCTTCAAACGCCAACGTGTAATACGCGGGACATTGATAACGTTGATTCTCTGGTAAACCATACTGGCCCGGTCCCGACGAAGCGTTTTCCGTGTCATAGGTCAAGTCGCCGTGTTGTGGAATTTTTATTGTCTGACCGGTAGGTAAGGTAACTGTTTGATCGGTTTGACTAATATTTGTTTTGTTGTCCCCAAAATCAATTGCTGGCATTCCCGAGCCTGTTTGTTCCGTGCCTTCTTCGGGGGTAGTACCAAAACCAAGTTTTGGCATCGGCTGGAATACTTTAGCTGCATAGACGCCTTGGTCCTGCATTTCTTGTTCGGTCATGCCCTGGTAAGGGTATACCGTTTCTTTAATGTTCATACCCAGCGTGGGTGCGTAGCCCGTGGTGTAAGGTTTAATTTTGTCTGCTACCAAGAAGTTTGGCGCGTTTGGATCAACTGCTTGTGTGCTTATTGCTGGAGGCACTCCAAAAGAACTTCGGTCAACCGCAGTCAATGCGGGTGCTTGGAACACGGCCGTTGGGTCGTCTTGGTTAGCCAGTTGAGCTTCTAATAACGCACGGTCCGCCGCTTGCTGATCTACAAGCTGTTCGGCCCCAAGGACCTGCGTGTCTAAATTCTGTTGTGCAGCCAACTGCGTGGTTGCCTGATCCGCCAACTCCTGTGCCAGTGCCTGATCTAGAGTCTGTGCTGCTGTCGGTTCTTCTCCCAAAACGGGTACAACATTATCCTGAACTACTTGCTGCTGGGTCGCTAACTGTTCTGCAGCTAACTGCTGCTGTCCTGCAAGGTTCGCGAGCCGTATACGTTCAGCCTCGGCTTTTGCTGCTTCTTCTGCCGCCCTGTCTGCCATTACTTGATCAGGGGTTCGCCCCATACCCACCGGGTTTATTGGTTGTTGCGTGGTTGTAGTAGTTGTTTGTTGAGTAGGCTGCGTCGTGGTTGTCTGTTGGGTAGGCTGCGTCGTGGTCGTTTCCGTTGTTGTGTCTTCCACTACTGCGGGAAAAGTAAACGGTACTGTTGGATCACTGGCAATAAACTGGTTGCCAGTATTTATTGGAGGACTAGCGGGACCATCTTGTGCATCTCGGAGCACGTCAGGTCGCAAATCGTCCGTTTGCAACAAACCCTGCGAGATTAGTCTTGTTTGTGCTCTGTTTAAATCTTCTAACGGCTCGTCCCCTGAAAACGGATTATATTTTTCATATCGTCCGCCTACAGGACCACCCCCGTTCATGGTCTGCATGGGCACGGTTTCACGTGGAACGTCTAGTCGTGCTAGGGGTCCCTGACTGTAGTTTCTTATCAAAGACGAAAGACCAGAAGAAATCACCGCGCCACCTTTGGCTAAACCCGGAGGTTTAGGGGACCCGGGAGGTAAGTTGTCCTCGATTTCTTTTTTTAAATCTTTTATTTTTTGAATGGTTTGAGTCCGTTCCCCTTCCAACTTTTTGCGCGTCGAAGGCATCATGGACTCTTCTATCAATTCTTTTGTTTGCTTTTCGGCTTTACTGCGCAAAGCTCCCAAACGTTTTAACGCAGGTCCCAGAATAAATCTAACCATAATACGCTGCTGCCGATATCATTGTCTGTCCACTCCCAAAGTCTTCCCAGTCGTCACTAGGCAGACTTACAAAGTTACCTTGTCGATACCGCATCAACGCCTGAGTGGTACTATCCACCAGGTCATCGTGCGTCCCATTCGGAAACGATGCACATTCTTCAATTACTTCATGCGCCCACGTTTCATCCGGAGCCCAGATCATACCAGCTTCAAATAGCGGAGAGATAGCATGAACCCGAGAAAGTTTATCATTACCCCTGCTCGGCGTAAAATTTACTACCGGGATGCCAACCTGCCGTAATTCGTGGGTCAGAGGGGTCCCTGTGGCTTTTGCCTCAATAATTACCGTTTCTGGCTCCCAATATTTGTACGCCTCCAGCGCAATCTCCTTCAACTCAGGAAAATCCCAACGCCCCTTCTTCGCATCCAGCAAGATCAAATGCGCGGGGCCCCCAATCTCCTCGGGGTAAAATACCCCCCACGTCGTAATCGCACTATAGTCCGCTGTTTCGCGTTTCGAGAACGCCGTATCATAACTCTGGATGACATACTGAAGGTTCGGAATGCCTTCCCCCTCCCACACGTTCCACCATTCCCGCTTCAGGATCGCCAGACTTTCCGAG